GGTACTGTTCCAAATTCTTGAGCTAGATGCCATACATCCAGTGAAGTTGTTGCGTTTGATCTGAATACGCCTGTGATGAGTGATGGTTTGTAACGATATTCTGCATATCGCTCCTGATAACCGAATACATCGTCGTCTACTGATGAGTTTGAAAAATAAATTTCTTTATTTAATATAGCTTGCTCACCAAGGTGTGCAAATGTTGGCCAGTAGAAATCGAAGCGAGTAGATCGGGACCACATGCGGTTTACGCCTTGTTGGTAGTTTAAATCAGCTCGTGCTGAAACTACACCGATGATAATTTCGTGTTCGGTGAATGATTTTGTAAAACCATTAGCCATAGATGAAAATGTTCCCATGGCTGCCAAGTTGGCTTGTGGAGTTCCTCCTGATTCTGATGCGGATGTTTGTGCAACTGGGTTAACGTTAAGATTAATTGTTCCTCCGCCCAGAAATTCGGGTCTTTGTAATCGAGCATCTGGAGATACGACTCCAAAGTGTGCTCTGAGAATTTCAGTATAACGTGTACCTCCGCGAGCATCGCGTTCGTACATTCTCTGAATTTGAATAGCTTCTCTAAGTGCATTTACTGTAATAGCTGTTGCTTCTGATAAGTCAGCAAATATTTCAGGAGTGCCGCCTGTAGCTGCTGAGCCTCTAATATGATAGTTAGTATTGGCTGCACCTGGGTTAATACTGGCAGAAAATGGATAAGTGGTCTGTATACCATTAGCTTCCCAATAAGTATTTCCAGAAGAAGGAAAAACTTGTGTTTCTTTACCGATACCGAGTACAGGTGCTGATGTACCAAGAGGTAATACTACGGCTTCTGCTTTTTGTGCCCAAGGAAGTGCAGAGGTAAAATAATCCTTTCTTTTTCCTCGTGTAAGTAGAATGAATTCTCCCGGGGAATCTGGTCCGTCGTCTTTGGTTACGGTAACTGGTGTGTTTAGGTTTTCATCTCTGTACCATTCGTTCCAAATTAAGTTATATGCGCGAAAAAAATCTGCTCGTGTTTCGAGTCCAGCGATTTTAGTGGGAAGTCCCATGTAGTCTTGAAGAGATTGTTCTAAATATCCTCCTGTAGGTGAAGTAACGGTGGGCATAAGATATGCTGTAGAGTCTCCTGGTGAGTCTTGTTCTCCGTTAAATTTTTGCCAGTTGTCCCAGACAAGTCTGATAGGTACAGACCAAAAATGAATATCAATAAAGATATTGTCCATTATTGGTTTTAGTGGTGTTGAAAGTCTTCCGAATAAGGAAGCCGTCATGTTGAAGGTGTCTCCTGGTAGAGCTTCGTCTACATATACGGGAACAACTTTTCCGGCGTTGAATGTAGTTTTTGTTCCATGAGATCGATCAAATTTTGATCTCTGAATTGATGGTTGCTGTATTTGATTGAAATACTGCTGAGTGGTCATAACGCTTTTCATTTGATTCCTTTTGTTGAAACCCCCTCGGCATGAGGGGGTGTTTATGAATAATTATTGAATATATTCTGAGGCGTTTGCAAGGATTCTCGGTTTTTCCGAAGTGAGGAATGTAGCAGATTGTTCATCCCATTCACCGAGTTCGACTAAAGTATAGTCGTGTGGGTATTTGTTAAAATTTGTATTAGTGTCTTTGCAAGTTGTTTCGAAAATTCTCATGGCTTCGCCAGTAGATTTTACGAAAATTGGTGGTAAGTAAGCTTCTGCTTTCATGTCGTGAACTGAGAAGATTTTCATTTGGGATCCTTTTTGTTTATGTGATGGTACTCATCACGGGTTGATTTTAGATGTTCCTTAAGGTACGCATCTTCCTGAGATTTTTCGGGAGTGGACCGAAATTCGCTCTGGATGGTGTTTTTCTTTTGTTGATCTAAAGTATATTTTGCGTAAATTTCGTGGGAACCGCGTGTTTTGAGTTTTAATGCGCGTTCGTTTTCGTAATGTTCGTGAAGTGTAGGATTTTGATCTTTTAGTTTTTTAAGATAATAACGGGGGAGTATTTCCCCTGAGTTGACTAATTGATTTTGATTCTGCTCGAAATAATTGAGACCTATTGCGGGTCTCTTTGAGCAGTCCATATAGTCGTTTACGAGTAGTAACTCGCCTGTGTGAGGGCATGTTAATGTATGTTTTTTACCTTTAAGTGCATATGATGCTATGTAGTAGGCTGTTTTTTCATTGGCTGTGCCGATTGAGTGGAAGCCTAGGTCCCATAGGTTAGATATTGTTTCTGAGGTAAATAGTGTTTCGCCTTTTGGCGTTGTTTTAAGTTTTTTTTGATTCGGTGGATTATAACCGAATATTATGGCGTGAAAGTGGGGTCTGAATGTTTTAGAGCCATATTCTCCAGATACCATGTATCTGAGAGGTTTTTTTGCTTTCTTTCTGAGACGTTTCATAAATTTTTGAAAGTCGTCTTTAACGAGTTGTATTGAAGGAAGATTATGTTCGTCGTATGTAAGCGTTAGAAAGCAGTTTTCTTTATGACATGATATTTCATGTCGTGCGCGTGTAGCCCATTCCAGGGCGCGCTTTGAGATGCACTCTGTGCATCTTCCGCAAGGAAGGCGAAGATCGCCTTCGTGCGTGAATTTAATTTTGCCGAACTCATCGAGTTTGGCATTGTTTGGAAATAGACACATTAGAATCTGTACCCACCACGAGAAGGTGCTGGAGATAAGTTTTTAGTTTGTGTTTTCATGCCTTTTTTGAATGATTTGTTTGATGATTTTTTAGACATTTTTTTTCTGTAAGCCATTTGATTTTTCCTTTTTTGTGTTTAGCAACAGTGTTTTTGTTAATTAAATATAGTATTGAATCCGGTAGGTGTCAATGGGCATATAATATCAAGTACTTTATATGCCGTTTTTTTTATTGAACCCTACCGGGGGTAAACAAAGGGGAGATTACTCCCCATTGTTGAATTAATTGAAGGGGTTAAAGGCTTCAATTAGTTTTGTGAGGAAGTTAATTACTTCCATCAGACATGTCTGGATTTGTTCCATTTGGTCCTCCTGATGTAACAGGATCGGTATTTGGTTTTAATACTTGAGGTTTTTCTACTAGTAATCCGTGTTTTTTTAGAATATCCGCGTTTTCTGGATTTGAAATGAAAGAATCCATGTTTGCGGGGTTGTTATCCATTAGCTTACGGATAGTAGGGGGTAGCTGATTAAAGAGGTTTAAAGCCTGATTAACGAAGTTAAATGAGGCTTCTAGTGTTGGGTTAGTGGTGTTGTCTTTGTATTGTGGTTGAATTTTGGAAATGTGTTGAAATAGACCAGTTTTTTGATACTGTGCGATGATGAGATTTATGTCGCACATGTTTTTGTGTGACTGGTCAGTTAGTTTTGGTTCTGAGCAATCGATAATAGTGCGTCTTCTTAGTTCATTGTGATGTGTGAATTTTGGCAATTCTGTTTGTAATGTTTTCATTTTTGTTCCTTAATTTTTACGGCGAATATCTTTTAGTATTTCGCCTGTGTTTTGGTTGTAGATAGTTTGTTCTGTAGTACGTGGTCTTAATAGGTTAAAGATACCGAGACCGGATGCAGCGTTGCCGAGTCCTTTGCCTACGGTGTCCATGATTACATTAGCTTTGTTGATCATGGGGTTTTCTTCTTTGAATTTTGCTTCCGCTTTTAATGCGGGAAGCTGTGCCTCGAGAGCTTTGTTTTCGAGGGCTGTTCTGTTGGCAGTTTGGGCGCTGTTGAGAGCAGTAGCTCTGTTTGATAGTATCTGCGATGATTGAACCGCTTTAGTTCCTTCGTTGACAGTGATATCGCTATTAGTCTTGGCGATGCCTGACTGAATTGCTCTATCCTGTTGTTCTTGTTGTTTACGAGCGGTTTTTTGTGCTTGTGCAGATGTAACTGTTGCGCCTAGGTCTGCGACCGTTGCTGCTGAGTTTGAAGCGGATGCTCCTCCGGGTGAGGATGCTCCGTTTCCGAGTGAGAGAATTGGATTTAGACCGGCTTTCTGTAGGTCAGCCATCTCTCTTTGGTGTGATGTATTAGACATGCGCTCTTGGAATTCCATTTGTTCCCGAGCGCTGGCAAGATTTGCCTTGTTGGCTTTGTCAGCCATAAATATGTTTGCGGCTGATGATGCTAGTGCGCCGCCTATAGCTCCCCACATAATTTTCTCCTAGAAAAGCCCCTCAGAGAGGGGCGGTTAATGTTTAGAAATGGTCCATGAGTCCTGGTGATGCGAATGTTGGCATAGGTCTTGCGCAAATTAGCTTGAAGTAGCAATCCAGAATAAATGCTGGTTGTGTATCTGGGTGTATGGCAAGAATTCTTTCCATTGGTGGTGCTTCAAGAATAAAGGCACCGTTTAATGAAGGTACTGTTCCAAATTCTTGAGCTAGATGCCATACATCCAGTGAAGTTGTTGCGTTTGATCTGAATACGCCTGTGATGAGTGATGGTTTGTAACGATATTCTGCATATCGCTCCTGATAAC